AGAATGACAACAACCGCAAACGTGGAATTATATAGGGGAGACACACATGAGATAACTGTGACAGTCACAGATAGTGATGGCAGTGCATTTGACTTAACTTCATACACAATGAAATTAAGCGTAAAGAAAAATAAGGACGATGATGATTCGGATGCAATCATTACAGATACAGCAGTTATAGCAACCCCTGCAACAGGTATAGGTGTATTTAGTTTAACTGTGACAGACACTAATAAACCCGGTGGAACATACTATTGGGACGTTCAGATCAACAACAGCACAACAGATGTTAAGACTGTGACTGTTGGTACTTTTCAAATATTGGAGGATGTCACTAAGACAGCAAGTTAATGAAAAATGGGAATATGGACAAGTTTTAAATCAATGGTTGGTGGTTACAAACCAACAGATATAGACGAGCCTGGAGTGTCCTCGGAAGAAGCAGTGGTACCTGCATCAGATTTACAGATAAGAAAGTCATATACAGCAAACTTTTTGTACAAACCTCCGTTCGGTTATCCACGTGACATAAACGTACCAATACTTAAGGACTTAACAAAGAATGCCTATGTATTTTCAACTATACAAACAATATCTGATGAGATATCTTCCACAGATTGGGATATTGTTGTAAAGGAAGGATATGATGGTGAAGTGTCTGAAGACGATATTACACAGATTAGGAATTGGTTCTACAATCCAAACCCAGAGAATGAGAGTTTTAAGCAGATACTAAAGATGGCTATACAGGATATCTTAGAATTAGATGCAGGTGTATGGATCAAGGTATTCGGTTATGACGGAAAGTTTAAATCATTATACGCAAGAGACGGTTCAACATTCTTAAAGAACCCAGATATTTACGGGTCTATACAGAATAGGGTAGAATATGTACGTCCAACAAATTTAGAAGAGTTCAAGGACTTAGACAATCCAAACCAATTACAAAGATATGAAGACTTATACGATAAACGTGCAGCATACTACCAGTATGGGTGGACAAGAGGTGCTTATCCAGTTCCATTTGGTAAACGCGAAGTTGTATACATGATGAGGAACCCTAGGACAGATAGTTTATATGGAAGATCTCCTCTAGAAGTTATTGGCACAGTTCTTTATACATTAATATACGGTTCTTCATATAACCTAGACTTTTACTTGAATAATAATATGCCCGAAGGTATAATAAAGCTTATCGGGGCAAACCCAGACCAAATAAAGCAATTTAGAGAAAGATTTGATAGGCAGTTCAGACAAAAAGATACATTTGGGAATACTAGGAAGGTTGGCTATAAGTATCCTATTGTTAACAAAGATGCCGGGTTTGAACCATTTCAATTAAAACCAATAGAGATGGAAGTTATATCTCAGCAACAATGGTTTATCAAGTTGTTCTGGTCATGCTTTGGAATTACTCCTAGTGAGATGGGTTTCACAGAAGATAGTAATAGAGCAACAGAACACGGGCAAAATGTTGTTGTCAAGAGGAAGGTATGCAAGCCATTGTTACAGCTTTTAGAATATCACATAAACACACAGATAATACCAGAATTTGGCATAGAAGGTATAGAATTTAAGTTTAATGAGTATGACTTGGAAGAAGACCTTAAGAAACAGCAGTTAAACCAGATGAAGATAAACATGGGTGTTATAACCCCTGAGATGGTTGCTGAAGAAGAAGGTATAGATGTGGATAGGTTGAAGCAAGAAAAGGAAGAGAAGAGGCAACAGAACATGGAGGAGATGGAAGCTAAATCTCCTCAAATACCCGATCAAATGAAACCAGAAGATCAAAAACAAGAGGAATCCAAAAAAGAAGCTGAAAAGAAGGAGCTTAAGTCAAATGTGAAGGAAGAAGACGTTTTTGAGGAAATTGAAAGTTATATTAAGGAGATTGGGGAAAAGGTTACAGAGGTTGTGGACCTCCGTAAAAAACCCTTGAATGCAGTATGAGTTCATACGTTGAGGTGAAGTCTATATTAGACGACATCGCTAAAAACATCGTTAAGGTATTTTCCTTAGATCGTTTCATACCAAAACTTCGTGAATCTATGAAGAAGAAGTATGATTCTGGTCTTGAGAAGGCTGAAGTAGAGTTTGAAATGAACTTTGTACGTAATGAGCGTCAGATAGACGGACTTGCAACCCACACCTTTGATCTTATCAAGGGAATGACAGATGAGATGGCTTCAGATGTTAGGCAACAGATGCAGATGGCTCTTCTCAATAATGAGTCTGTTGAACAGATAAAGAACCGTCTTGATGGTATTTTTAAGGGAGATAATCCTACAAGGTTTAGATATGAAGATAGATTACGTATGATTGCACGTACAGAGTCCAATAGAGCAGAGAATATGGGTAATTTTGAAGGGGCTAAACAATCAGGTATTATATTAAAAAAGTACCTTTCAGTTGCAGAGGATGAGCGTACAAGCGATATCTGTGGGGCATTTGATAGAAAGTATGGTACAGAAGAGCAAGCTATACCTATGGAAGAGGAATTTCACGTTACAGTAAAAGGCAAGGAATACAGGGAAAAAATCCCTCCATTCCACCCAAATTGTTTCGTGCCCGGCACCTTGGTTTCATGTAGAGAAGGATATAAAAAAATCGAACATATTAAAGAAGGAGATATGGTTCTTACACATAGAGATAGGTATATGCCAGTTTATGATACAATGTTAAGAAATGCCAAGGAAGATATATTTGAAATACAAACAAGTCAGGGGAAAATGAAAGTTACAGGAGAACATCCGATAATGACAAATAATGGGTGGAAAATTACAAAGAATATTAAAGAAGGAGATTATATCTTAAAGGTAAAATGATAGAAATAAGATGTATGTGGTGTGGTAAAAGAATGAGGAGATATCCTTATCAGATTAAAGAAAGATATTATTGTGGGGCTTCTTGTCAGATGTTCCATGAATATTCTTTGGGGATACGGGATGGTAAAGAGATAACAAAGAATTCAAGATTAAAAATAAGAAAAATGATGCAAGAGTTTAATTGGTTAAATACTAAAGAAAGCAGGGATAATTTGAGGAGAATTATGCAAACTAAAGAATATAGGAAAAAGGCATCAGATTCTAAATTGGGGATCAAAAACCCTATGTATGGGAAAAAAGGGGCAGATGCGGGACATTATTGTGGGGGATCTAATAGGAAATATGGTGTTGCCTATAGGGGTTTTGATTGGAAGAAAATAAAATTAAAAATAAAAGAGAGAGATAATTTTAAATGTTCAATATGTGGAATACCAGAAGGGGAATGTAAACAAAAATTACAAGTTCACCATATTTTACCTTATAAATGCACAAAGGATAATTCTCCAGAAAATCTTATTACTGTTTGTAGTAAATGTCATGCAAAAGTAGAACCCAAGTTTGTGAAGGTAAAAAAAGTCCAAAAAAGCCACTATTCTGGAAAGGTATATAATTTTGGCGTTGAAAATGACGAAACATACGTTGCAAATGGTTTTTTAGTCCATAATTGCAGAACACGTGCCTTATTTACTTCATAAAGGCGTTTTTTAGCTCAAATTTTAGGAATACTTAAAAAGAAAGTTCTATAAGATATATTAGGTTTAAATAAAACTCCTTTAAGGAAAGGGAGGTTAAAATGCCGAAGAATATAGATGGAAAGCCGGTAAATGAGGAGAAATGGTCAAAGGCTAAAGAATTGGCTGTGGAACAGGGACACTCAGAGGACTATGATTACGTTGTAGAGGTATACAAGAAGATGGTTGGCTTAAAGTCAAAAAACAATTATTTGTTTCTTTCTGATCCTTGTGGATGGCATATAGTAGAGACCAAGAGTGGTAAAAAACATTTTGTTGAAGGGTATATTTCTACGTTTGACAAAGATCTCTATAATGATGTTGTGACTCATGAGGGTATGTCTGATATGCTTAACCAACTAGGTGAGAGATCAATCAAGTTGGATTTGGATCATGAGACTTGGAGAGACGATAACGGTAGGATGTATGAACATCCGAAAAACTTGAATCCCATTGGGAAGATAGTTGACGCAAATTTAGACAGCGTTGGTATAAAAGTTAGGGCCGAGATTAATGGATCTTCTTCTAGATTCGGTGAAGTTTGGAAGAGTATAGAGGACGGTTTCTTGGATGCATTTAGCGTTGCTTATGTTCCAAAAGAAAGCAAGTCCGTAGATACAGAACAAGGAAAAGTTAATCTTCTTGATAAGGTAGATCTGCTAAATGTAGCACTTACAGGATCGCCTATTAACCCAAATGCAAAAATGACCGACGTATTTTTGAAAAGTTTAAGAGACATGGAGGAAAAATTCAAAATGGAAAACGAAAACAAAGCAAAAGAAGTTGTTGTTGAAGCAAAGGCAGAAATTGAAGCTAAACCAGTGGAAGCTCCAAAAGAAGAAGTTGCTGAAGCACCAAAAGAAGAAGCTTCTAAAGAAGAACCTAAGCCAGAAGCGCCAAAGGTTGACGTAGAAGCAGAATTAAAATCTAGAGACGAGAGAATTGGATCTTTAGAGAAAGAAATGGCAGAACTAAAGGCAAAGATTGCTGAACCAATAATGAAATCAGTAGTTGAGCAGATGCCAGAAGTCAAAGAGGAATCAAACATAAAAGGGCCTCTTGATTTGATTAGTTAATAATAAACATCGGAGGAATTTAAGATGAAAATAGGAACAAAAAGTATGGCGGGAGTTGCAGCAGGAGCTTCATATACCACATCATTCGGCTCACTACCAAGTGGAACTGAATATAAGAGTGGATATGCAGGACTTAAAAGCGATTTGAGACCACAATTAAATGAAAAATTACAATTAGGATTAAAAGCCTTCAACACCCAAACAGGTGGAGCGGGTACAGCTGGGTATGCTATGATCCCAGTATTCGTAGATCCGGAAATAGTAGACAGAACAAGAGCATGGACACCTTTGGTAGAAATATTCCCAAGGGTAACAAACCAAGGTATTACCGCAGATTACAACTTTATATCAAGTAAAGGCGGAGCATTCTGTGCAATAGAAGACGCAGCATTAGCAGAGACAGATACAACACCAGACAGGGCAAGTGTAACAATTAAGTACCTATACAGTGTTGGTAGAGTAACTGGTCAAGCACAAGCAGCAGTACCTTCATATATGTTGGCAGGATTCCAACCGTCAGGGGCAGTAGCTCCTTTCAGCGATCAACTTGCAGGAAATGCAAAGAGATTTGAAGTTCTTGTAAAAGCAAGAGAATTGAAAGAGTTAGAAGAGAACTTGATTATAAACGGTAATTCAAGTACTTCAGGTATTGCGGGGAACCCTAACGGAACAGAATTTGATGGTATAATTGCTATTCAAAGTACAACCAATAAGCTAGATAAGAACACTACAGCTCTTGAGTTAGATGATATAAACACAGCATCACAATATGCTTTTGATGATGGTGGACTACCAAGCTTAGCGGTATGTTCAAGTGCAGTATTCACAGATTTAATGCACTTATTAACTAGTAAGATTGGATACTTACAACCTTCACAGGATGTTGAATTTGGATTCCAATACATTACCTTGCACACACCAACAGGTCCTGTAAAAGTTATACAGAGCAAGTATATGAGTAATGTTACTGGTAGTAAGGCAATCTACTTACTTGACATGAGTGTTTGGGAAATGAGAGTTCTTCAAGATATGACATATGAAGATCTAGCAAAGACAAACGATTCAGAGAAGTTTTCATTGAAGATATATGAGGCTTTAATTTGTAGAGCACCAGCATTCAATGCATGGGTTGGAGAGATAGCATAAAGCTATCTACTCTCTTACTTTTAGGAGGTAAAACAAAATGACAAACGTAGACTTAGCAGTAAAGGAATTAAACCCTCTTGGCGGTGCAACAAATGCAGGTGAAAAGATAGGTTTGGTAGATAGTGCGGCAAAGGCAGCACAGAATGATACATTAACAGTATCCAATGCTTCCACAGTTATTTCAGTTTTGTTACATGATGACACCACAGGTGTTATTGATGCAGGGACAATCTCTTCAAATGTAATAACCTTAACAACTGCAGCAACAGGTACAGTAAGTGGTATCATAATATATAAATAAATTTGGAGGATAATTAAAAATGGCAGCAGCAGAATTAACAGAAGCTTTTGTTGGTGGAGTTGCACCACACGAGCAAAAAACAGGACAAGGATTAAAGTGTTTATCATACACAGCAACAGTAGCAACTCAAAATGATTGGGTGATACTTGGTGATTTTACAGTAGTTACCAATGTTTATTGTGAAATAGTTGCATCAGGAGTATTAAATCCATGTACAATTGATGGTACAACAACAAATAAAGTTGTATTAACAAGTGCAACTACTGGCGATGTCAGGTTAATAGCTTGGGGTTACTAGATGGTTTGTAGTCGGTGTGGGCTTTGTTGCAAATCTGTATCTTTTACGGTTGCAACCACACTTGACAACATTTCATCACAATTGGGTATGACAGAGGAAGATACAATCCGATATTATGCTCTACATAATATAGATATAATCAAAAAAGAGGATGCAACAACATTTCAAATTAAGAATGTTTGTTCAGAACTTGGAGAAGATAATCTCTGTAAGATTTGGGAAACCAGACCAGAGATTTGTAAAAACACAAAGGACAAGAAGTGCATCTTGAAACCAGAAGGATGTACAGATTAGGAGGACAAAATGAAAGTAGAACATTTATTAAAACCAATAGCAGAAGATGATAGGCCCAGACCAATTTTGGTTGGTAGAGATGAAGAAGGAAGACCTATCTGGAAATTCCCTAAGGAAGAAGAAGTGAAAAAAGAAGAAGTTAAAGAAGAGAAGAAAGTAGTTAAGAAAAAAGTAATCAAGAAAAAGAAAGTAGTTAAGAAAAAAAAGAGATAAAAATTAGACAATGACAATCGGTTATACCACATCAACAAAAGTATATGCCACAGGAGGCATAACTAGTAGTACTATATCTGAACAGGATGTTCAGTTCTTTATAGAAGATTCTATGGATGAGGTGGATAGGATTTGTAATACTACCTTTTGGAAACTGATTGATTCAGGTACCGCTTCGGCAGGGGGCACTACAAGCCTCACAGACTCATCCGAGGCATGGACTGTAAATGGACACGTTGGACATTTTGTTTGGATATATGGTGGAACTGGTATAGGGCAGATAAGGAAGATCTCAAGTAACACTGCAACAATATTAACAGTGGGTACGTGGGGTATAGACCCTGATGCCACATCTACATATAGGATACTTTCAACAAATCCGGCAAAGGATCCTTATGTCTCAGACGACTTTGATGGTACAGGTACAAACACCTTTTATTTAGACTTTGTCCCACTAATGGCTCTTGAAGAAGCAGAGAGCAATTCAGTATCAATTACCACATCAGATATTTACCAATATAAACAATCAGGAAAATTAGTACTTCAAACAGACGCAGAAGCTACAATTTGGAGCTCGACTTACCCCCAAAATATAAGTCTATCTTACTGGTATGGGGTATACCCAATTCCCAGAATAGTAGAAAGATATTGCACCATTGTGGCTGCAATGAGGATGTTAAGTGCTCAGATTGGTGGCACATTTGATGATGTAACAAGCTTTAACTTACCACATATGAGCGGTTCACTTGGTGAGCCTTATACAAACATACGTGAAGCGTTAGCGAGATTAACAAAAGAGAGAGATTACATTCTCCCAATGTTGCCAAAGTATTTGGCTATTACGGAGAATTAAGATGGCTGTAACATTTGTTAAGGCCAACTGGGCAGATCAGATAATAGATCGTCTGGCAAGAACAGTAACACACATACCAGTTACAAAAACAACAGACAACATATACGGAAATGAAACACTTACCGATGGATCTTCCGTGTCCATTTCAGGTGTATTCCTGAAGATCGCTGACAAATGGATGTTTGATGAGCAAGGTAAGGTAGAGGGCGGAGACGCATATCTAATGGTGAAGGACACAGTAACCATATCAGTGGATGATAAAATAACTGTAGATAGTGAAACATATAGAATAGGGGATATACTTAAAGTATATTCAGACGAAAGTAACTCAACAGAGTTATTTCAACATTGCAACTTGTTCAAGATATCTTGAACTAGCGGATAAGAATTCGTGAGGTTGGCGAAAAAGATGGTAGATGATAAAACATTATGGTTAATAGGAAATGACTTGGTTAATGAGTTGGTTAAGACATGTCCAGTAGATACTGGCCGATTAAAGAATTCTATAAAATTTAAGCCAAATACAGATGGTACAATAACAATATCTATGGCAGACTATGGAGAGATAGTTGAATTTGGATCCTTGCCCCATGTAATAAGGCCAAAGAATAAAAGTTCTTTGAAATTTAATACACCTGAAGGTACAGTCTTTGCAAAGAAAGTTAATCACCCAGGAACAACACCCCAACCATTTATTAGAAGAGCAATGCAAAGAAAACTACCAGAGATTTTAAGAAAGAGGTTGGTAATATAAAATGGCATATATAGACATAACAAATATAGTTCAAGAACTTGCCGTGTTTATTAAGAACTCAGATATATTTACAATAACACAAAGAGGAGTTACTACAACGGCAGACACTGGAACTTTTGCAGGAGATTCATCTTATCTTATTGATAAGACAAACGTTAAGAATATTAGATCAATAGTTGTTGCTGCAGTGACCTTGGAATTAAAAGACGATTATACTGCGGATTATTATTATGATGATGCTGGTACTAAGAAGTGTAAAATAACATTTATTGCGGCACAAACAGGTGCATATACAATAACTTATGATTATGGAAACTCAGATAAGATATACCCAGATTTTCCAAGACCTGATTTAACATTGGGTAGTTTTCCAAGAGTTGGAATGGGAATAATAGGAATAGACAGCGGAGATGTTGGATTTGGTAATGCCATGTCTAGTGACATTACAATACAGATAAATGTGTATGATGATGGTGTGCAAGATATAGATGGTTACTTAGATGCAATAAGGATTGCAATTATTGATGCGCGTGATGATTTCAAATATTTAAGGAGGTTAGTTCCTGTAGGTACAGGGCCATTAATAAAATCGGCTTTTGGTAGTGATAAAATTATGCAAAAGAGTTTGGATGTTATTAGTATCCTAAACTATGAGATTAACTAAAATGAATGAAGAACAAGCAGATAAAATGATTAAGATTATGGAGGAACTTTTAGATTATACTAAAGGCCTTCATAAAGAGATGAGAGAGGTGAAAGTTAGAATTTCAGAGATGGGGCAATGAAATTCGAGAATAGATACATAAAATCAATGGTACTAATGGGTGTCAGCGAGATAATACTGGGGGTAATATTTTGGGCAACTGGTTTCGCAGACTGGTGGTTTAATTACCTTCACTTTTTTGGTTACCTTGGTCTGGGGGGTATTTTAGTTGCCTTTTGGCATTATGTACTATTAAGATGGGACAATCGCAAGTCAAGGAGGAAATAAATGGCAAATCGGGAATTAATTTCAGGAGTAGGTACATACTTACTTTATGGAGATGAAACAACCTTTGGTATAGCTGGAACTGTAGATACAATCTTTGGATTAGTAAGCAGTTTCACACCAAATATGAATAATAACGTAGTAAAGGCTAGAGGCTTTAAAGGAAGTGCTTCTGGTGGACGAGACATAGCACAATTAGTAGGAGGTAAGTTTGAAAGTAGCTTTTCTGTAGAATTAACACCATTAAATTGGGATTGGTTACAGTATGTTGTTGGATCAAGGAGTGGTTCAGGAACATCCGGCGATCCATATATTTATACAGGATCAAATACATTAACAAGCTTAACTGTTTCACATTGTTTTAATAATGACACAACAGATAGAGAAGAACTTTACTTAGGATGTATGGTTAATTCAGTTACTTTAAAGGCTGCAGTTGGAGAACCAGTTACATCAACAATAGAATTTGTAAATGCTGATTTGGATAAGGACGCAACCTTGCCAAGCAATGTAGCTTTAACAGACGTCCTTCCGTACACATTTGCAGGAGGATCAATAGAGATACCAAATGCAAGTGCCATACCAAATATTATAGATAGTGTAGAAATTACCATTACAAATAATATAAATATGGTATATGGTTTGGGAAGTCGTGTTGGGCAATCAAAAGCAGAAGGTGCAAGAGAGTACTCTATTAAGTTTACAGTCAACTATGTAGATGAGACCTTAATAGACTTATTTTTAGGCAGTGCTACAGGACCAACAAATCCAACAGAGAGTGCAACACTTGCTGTAAGGTTTGATAATCCAGATGGGACAAGATCAGTAGACTTTGTATTTAGCGAATCAATGATAGATTCAATGTCTGAAACAGCAAATCTTAATGAGATTGTTAAGGAAGATCATACAGCTGTTGCAAAGACATTATCTGTAACAGAAGTACAAACATAAGGTTAATTTGGGGGTAAACAAATGAAAGAATTAAAGAATGTACCGGGATTAAAACCGGAAGACGTGGTAGTTGTTAAAGAGTACAGCTATGGAGAACAAGCGTTGCTTGCTTCAAAGGTTGCAAAACTTAGTGCGAATAAGGTTATGAGGATGTCATCGGATCAGTTAGAGAAACAGATGGAACAGAATTACGATCTTTACGCAGCACAGATGTATCCATTAGTATTTGGAGTTTCCAAGGCACCTTTCTTTAAGGAAGGGATGAGTATAGAACAGAAATTGGAAGTGATTTTTGAACTTCCAAAGAAAACGGGGGCCTTTTTATTAAATGAGGTAAAAGAAATAAATGAAGTTGAAGTTGGACCAGAACACCAAAAAAAATAGGGTGGGTCATGTCTGGGCGTAGTCGTGATCCTTATTACTCTATAATTGTTCAAGAAGCTATGCTCTGCAAATGGTGGGGCTGTACGCCAAGCCAACTTGAAAAAGAAAAGTATACCGATGTGATGAAATACACACAAGTGTACAATGAATTAGCTAAAAAGAACCCTTTAGCTATGTTTATGTGAGAAAATGGCAGATTTTAATGTAAAGGTAGATATGAGTTGTACCCCTATGGGGTCTTCAATAGAAGGACCAGAGGGGAAGAAACCCAAGGTTAAAGATAAACCTTTAACTAAAAATATTAGTTCAGGTATATCCAAAGTTCTTAAGGGGCTTGGTATAGTTTCTGCAATTTCAATAATAGCAAATCTTGTTCTTAGTTTTAAACCTCTTATGAGTGTTGTAAGTAATATCTTTAAGATGGTGGGTATGCTTCTAAGACCCATAGCCAGCGTATTTATGGTTCTTTTGATGCCAATTCTTATGCTCTTGAAACCGATTGTACGCTCTGTAAATCAACTTATGAGGCCTTTCATTGTACTTGCGATGGAGTTCATGAGAGAAGGAGAATTTGGTAAGGCCACAGCAACTATACTTGGGGGTCTGGGTATTGTTTGGATTAAGATGTCTGCCGAATTTATTAAGTTTATAGGC